CAGTATATGTAGCATTATTTACAAGTGACCCTACAGACGCAGGTAGTGGTACAGAAGTATCTGGTGGTTCTTATGCTAGAACTTCAGTAACCTTTGCCGCACCTTCTAATGGTGTATCTACAAACTCTGCTGACGTAACATTCCCAACTTGCACATCTGCATGGGGAACAGTAGGCTGGATTGGTCTTTATGATGCTTTAACAACAGGCAACTTACTTTACCATACACCTTTAGATACATCTAAAACAATTGACTCTGGTGACATATTTAAGATTTCAACAGGCAACCTTTCAGTTACATTAGCTTAACGCTTAACGTTAAACGTTAAAGGATAATAGATGGCTTTAGTTTTAAAAGATAGAGTAAAAGAAACTACTGTAACCGTAGGCACTATTACGCTTGTACTTGCTGGTGCTGCTTCTGGTTTTCAGTCTTTTTCTGCAATAGGTAATGGTAATACAACTTACTATGCTATTGACGGTGGAGCTGAATGGGAAGTAGGTATTGGTACTTATACATTAGTAGGCACTACTTTATCTCGTGATACTATATTGTCATCTTCCAATGGTGGCAGTGCGGTAAATTTTAGTGCTGGAACAAAAAGTGTATTTGTAACTTATCCTGCTGGCAAAGGTATATATACAGACGCTAGTGGTAACGCTATTGCTTTAGGTACTCCAGCTTCTGCAACTCTTACCAATGCTACTGGACTTCCAATTTCTACAGGTGTCAGTGGTTTAGGTACTGGTGTAGCAACATTTTTAGAAACACCTACATCAGCTAATTTAGCATCATCAGTCACAGATGAAACTGGTTCAGGTTCTTTAGTATTTGCAACATTACCTACATTTGGTGCTACAGGTGTTAAGTTTAGTGGCTCTACATCAGGAACAACTACAGTACTATCAGGAGCAGTTGCTGGTACTTCTGTATTAACCCTTCCTGTAGCTACAGATACATTAGTAGGTAAAGCTACCACTGATACACTTACTAATAAAACACTTACTTCACCAACACTAACTACGCCAATTTTAGGTACACCTGCATCTGGAACTTTAACAAGTTGTACTGGGTTACCACTTACTACAGGCGTAACAGGAACATTGCCTATTGCAAACGGTGGAACTAACTCTACAGCAACTGCTACAGCAGGTGGTGCAGCTTATGGAACTGGTACAGCAAATGCTTATACAGCAGCAGGAACAAGTGGACAAGCATTAATATCAGCAGGTGCAAGTGCTCCAGCTTTTGGTACATTAGCATTAGGCACAGCAAATACAAACGTATCTGGCACATTAACAGTTACAAACGGTGGCACTGGTGCAGCAACTTTAACCGCTAATAATGTTTTATTAGGAAATGGCACAAGTGCCCTTCAAGTAGTAGCCCCTAGTACAAGTGGTAACGTACTTACCTCTAATGGAACAACATGGACAAGTTCTGCAAGTAGTAGTATTACAACATTAGCATCTAATGTATCTGTTGGCACAGGAACAAGTTTTACAATTTCAGGGCTTACTTTAACTAATTATAAATTTGTATTTTTGTCTATTGTTAGTGCAACTGCTTCAGGAACTAATAGTTATCTTGCAATTGGTGGAACACCTACTGCTAATACTAATTTTGCAATGTTAGGAACAGCATATTCAACATGGGCTTCAGTTATACTTGATTTATCTGCTCAAACTCAAGGACCAGTTGGAGTATCATCACGCTTTAGTTTTGCGTCAGGTATTACAACAGCTTCTACATCTATAACTGTTAATATGGCAACTAATAATTTTGCAACAGGCACTTATTATCTTTATGGAATAAAATAATCATGGAAAATAAATATTTTGATACTGAATACAATGTTCAAACTGATGAATATATAGTAACACCTTGGACACAAGAGAAAATTGATATTTATGAAAAAGCTATTGCAGATGATTTAGCAACTCAAGAGGCATCTAAACCAACAGTAGAGCAACTACAAGCACAATTAGCAGATATAGCATCACAATTACAAGCATTACAGAAATAGGTCATTAAATGTTTGGATTTTCAGCATTATCACAAGTACCATTTAGTTCTCTTGCAGTAACTGGAGGACAAACACAATTAGGCGTAGCTGTAATAAATGCTTTTGCTACTGTTACATCAAGCACTACAATACAAAGATTTGGTACAGGTGTTATAAATGGTTCTGCTTTGGTTTCAGGTATAGCATATCGTGCAAGATTATTTAGCGGAAGTATAAACTCTACTGCTACCGTAAGTGCTAGTGGTAAAGGAATATATAATAGACAAGGTATTATTAATGCTACAGCTAATGTAGTTATATCTGCACAAAGAACAAGAACAAGTAATGCTGTTATAACAGCTAATGGAACTGTTACAAGTAATGCTAATAGAGTTAGATTATGTATTGGTTCTATTAATGCTACCGCTACTGTAAGTGGTTTAGGTGGTTTATCATATAGTGGAAACGCACAAATAAATGCTTATGCCAATGTTATATCATTAGGAAATATAAACTATAGTGGTAAAGGTGCTATAAGTGCTACAGGATTTGTATATGCTAAAGGTTATAGACTTGGTGAAGAGTGGAGCACATCTACAGCAGGAACAGAAACATGGACAAATGTATCTGTAGGAACAAATACATGGACAGCAATAACAGCAGGTACAGAAACATGGTCTGATGTAACAGCAGGTTCAAATACTTGGACAAATGTTGCAGCAGGTAACGAAACGTGGTTAAGACAAGGGTAAAAAATGGCAAAGACAAAAATTAGTGAATATGATGCAACCGCAGGGAATAATACTGACATTAACAGTATTAACATAGACGAAGGTTGCTCACCATCTGGTATCAATAATGCTATTCGTGCATTAATGTCACATTTAAAAAATTGGCAAGGCGGAACAAGCGGTGATTCATTACCAGTAGCATCTGGTGGTACAGGTGGTACAAGTGCTAGTACAGCTAGAACTGCATTAGGTCTTGCTATTGGTACAGATGTACAAGCATATGATGTAAATACAGTGTTTGATGATGTAGCAACTACATTTACCGCTTCTAATTCATTTACTGCTAAACAAACATTTACAGGTTCATCTAGTGTTATATCATCTAAATTTGTCAACGCTTTAGAAGGTGTCACAGTATCAGCAACTGCAGCTACTGGCACTATTAACTATGATGCAACTACACAATCAATTCTTTATTATACGTCTAATGCTTCAGCTAATTGGACTGTAAACTTTAGAGCTTCTAGTGGAACTTCTTTAAATACTGCAATGGCTACAGGTGAGTCTATTACGGTAGTATTTTTAGTAACTAATGGTACAACAGCTTATTATAACAATGCTGTTACTATAGACGGTACATCTGTAACCCCTAAATGGCAAGGTGGTTCTGCACCAACAACAGGTAATGTTTCTAGTATAGATGCTTATTCATACTCTATTATTAAAACAGGTTCAGCAACATTTACAGTTTTAGCTTCTCAAGTTCAATTTAAGTAGGATAAAAAATGCCTTTTTTAGCTAGAAAAGCAGTAACTACAGCACAAAGTTTTGGATTAACTTCATCACAATATAAAGCAGGAAGCCAAACATTTACATCTAGTGGTTCATTTACTGTTCCTGTAGATGTTAGAAGCCTTACTATTACTATGAGTGGTGGTTCTGGTGGTGGAGGTGGGGGAGCAACTGGAAATGGGTCATCAGGTGGTACTTCTTATAAAGATATAAGAACAATTACTGTTACCCCTAAAGAAACACTTACAATTACAGTAGGTTCTGGTGGCACTGGTGGCAGGTCAGGAATTTCTAATTGCGGAAGTGATGCTGCAACATGGACTGCTAATAATGCTGATTTAGCATTTAGAAAAGGTCAAGGCGGTGCTGGATATGCTAATGGTGCTGCAGGTAATGGAAGAAGTTGCGTAAATTCTTTTAGCACTACAGGTGGTTGGGCTGGTGGCGGTGGTGGCTCTAGTGCCTATGTATATTCAGGTGGCACAATTACTGCTGGAGGTGGAACAGGTGGTCTTGGTGGTGCTGATTCTGTATCATTTCAAGCTGCTGGAGGTAGTGGTGGAAATTCAGGAACAGGAAATCAAGGTACAACAGGTGCGGCAGGTGGTGCAGGTCAAAGTGCTACATATTCAGGTGGCTATGGAACAGATGGCTCGTCAGGTTCTGTATCTATTGTATGGTAAATTATTATCAATGGCTAGATAAAATTAAAGATTGTGAAAATAAAGTATGACCATAAAAAGATTACAATTTACAGAATGGAAACCAGACCAACCAGCTATGGGTGATGGTCTTAATGACGCTAAAAATGTCGTTCCTGTGTTAGCAGGATATGCTCCATTTCCTAGTGCATCTAATTTATCCAGTGCTGCTAGTGAAAATCTTAACAATGTATTTGTAGGTAAGATTGGTGACACAGTTCAATTATTTGGTGGTGGTGCTTCTAAATTATTTAAATTTGATGCTACTACTCTTGGCATGACAGATGTATCTAAAACTGGTGGATATGGTGGCACTGTTCGTTGGCAATATGCACAATTTGGCTCAATATTACTAGCTACTAACTATCATGAGCCTGTGCAAGCATGGACTTTAGGAGTTTCTAGTACATGGCAAGATTTGGGTACATATATTAATGGCACTTATACAAGAACACTTACAGTTGTTACAGTAACTACATCTACAGCACATGGTTTAACTACTGGTAATACATATAAAATTTACTTTAAAACAGGCGGTGCATTATCTGGTAACTACGTTATCACATCTACAAGCTCAACAACATTTACATTAAACACTGCAGCTAGTGGCACTATTGCTACAAGCAATTTAAGTGTATATACATCTTCTGCACCTACTGCTAAATTTGTAACAGTGGTTCGTGATTTTGTAGTTTGTGCAAACATATTAGATACACCTAATAAACTTCAATGGTCTGATATTGCTAATGAGCAAAACTGGACTTCTGGTAACGCTTCTCAAGCTGACTTCCAGTTAATTGCTGATGGTGGAAACATTACTGGCTTAACAGGTGGTGAAATTGGTATTGTATTCCTAGAAAAAGCTATCTACCGTATGCAGTATATTGGTAGCCCTTACTTCTTCCAGTTTGACGCTATATCACGCAATCTTGGTTGTATAGAAGGTAACTCTATAGCACAGTACGGTGGTATGTCTTACTTCTTATCAGACGATGGATTCTATTCATGTGATGGTAAAACAATTACACCTATAGGCGTAGAAAAAATAGATAGATATTTTTATAACACATTTAACATTGCTAAATCTGACACTATGTCAGCCACTGTTGACCCTATTCGTAAACTTGTTATTTGGAATTATCCTACTACTGCTGGTGGTAATGCACTTATTATTTACAACTGGCAACTTAATAAATGGTCAAGAGCTGAAACAGATACTAATTATGTAGCTTCTGCCGCATCTACAGGTGTAACGCTAGAAGGTATTGGTACTCTATATACAAATATTGAAACAGTACCAGCTTCACTAGATGACCGAATTTGGTCTGGCGGTAAATATACTTTAGCAGGTGCTAGAGGCGGATACATTGTCACATTTACAGGTGCTAATACTACTGCAAACCTTATATTATCTGATTTTGAAGATGGTTATAACTCTGTAGTTAAACTTGCTAGACCTATTATAGACAATGGTGCTGGAACTGTTGCTATAGCTTCAAGACGTGAATTAGATGATAACATTACATTTACTACTGCTGTAGCATCTGGTGAAGGCAATCGTGTACCATTAAGAAGTGCTGGAAGATGGCATAGATTAAGTGTAACACCTACAGGAAGCTGGACAACTGCTATAGCGGTTGATGTGGAAACTGAAACACAAGGCGGTAGATAATGGCTCGTAGTGATATGTATAGGGGTTTAAACCCTTCTGGTGCAGATACTCGTGAGATAAGTGAAGTTACTAATGGTATATTAAACGGTAAAACAAACAATACTGGTACTGTTACTTTAGCTGTTGCAAGTGCTACTACTACTACTATTTATGATGAACGTATAGGCTTTAATAGTGTTATACTTCTAATGCCAACTACAGCTAATGCAGTTTCTGTTGTAACAAGTACTTATGTAAGTTCTACTAATAAAGGCAATGCAGTTATAACTCATACAGCTAATACAATTACGGATAAAATATATAAATACATAGTTATTGCATGATTTTACACTATATACCTAAACAAGATTTAAGGCAACATTGGGACTATGTAAAACATGGTCTTGAATTAGTTCGTGCTAAAGGTCATACAGAATGGATAGTAGAAGATGTTTATTGTGACTGTTATGAAAATCGTTCTATGTTATTTATTGGAATTATTGACAAACAACCAGTTGGCTTTGTCGTTCTACAGCCTATAGGCAATACGCTTCATGTATGGGCTACATGGTCTACAATTAATGATGATGCAATATTTCAACAAGCATCTAAAGAAATACAAGAAATAGCAAGACAAGGCGGCAAGTCTAAAGTTACATTTACATCTCAAAGACGTGGATGGGAACGAAAGGCTCGTGAATTAGGTTTTAAACCATCAACATGGGAAATTAAATTAAATGGGTAGTCCAATAGGTTCTTTAATTAGCACAGGTATAGGTCTTGCTACAGGCAGTAATGTTGGTGGATTTTTAGCAGGTCAAGCATTTGACGCAGCAACAAGTGGCGGTTCATCTGGAAATGCACAACCAAATGTACAATATGGAACAGGTGCCAATACTTATTCTATGGGTGGAACCCCAGTAGATACATCTAAATATTTTATTACAGGAGATAAGGGAGTATATAACTTACTTCCTATGTTAAATGACCCTTATAAAGATTTAAACAAAAAAGATAATAACCTATCAGGGTATGATACTTATAGTGCTATTAACCAAAAATTAGCAGATGACGCTAAAGCACAACAAGCATTTCAACAAGCATTTAATGTTCAAACATTAAACCCTGTAGATACATATAATAATAAAGGTGGATTTCAAAAACAATACAATACTAATGGACTACCTAATTACTTAAAATTAAATAATAATACATTTCAACAAAATAAAAAAAATAATCCAGAGTATACACCTCAACCATTTCAATATGTAGATTTTGGATTTGGTCGTAATGACCAATTATCACAAATTGCAAAATATGCAGCACAACAAAATAATCCATTTTTACTAGCATATGCACCAACATCATCAACACCTGTAAATACTGGACTATTACCAAATAATACAATAACACAACCAGTTCAAGAAGGAAATATGATGGGTGCAGGAATAGAACAATTAATTAATCAAGGTGCTACGCAAGACGCAACGCAAGCATTAACACAAGCACCAGAGCAAATGCCAATACAAGCACCATTTCAAAATTTTAATAATACAACACCTAGTGCTCCATATTGGGGAACTTATACATCATCTCTTAATACTAACCCATCCAATCCAGCAAATATAGTTGTTGAACAACCTAAATATAATAGTCGTGGAAAACTAATAAAAACACCTCAAAAATCTGTAGATGCTAACCAGTCATCTTTTGATAATCCAAGTCAGCTTCCAAACTATTCTATGTATATTCCGCCAGAACAAATGCCAGATATTAATGCTTATTTACAAAGTCCTAACTCATTACTAGGTGCATTACAAGATGCTGGAGTACCTATGGCAGGTGCTGGAAGATTCTCTAATTTACTATCAACAAATACATCTACAGGAAAATAATATGTTTAAATTGCACAATTGGGTAACAAATTTAGTTCAGTCATTCACACTTTATGGAGGTTCTAGTGGTGGTGGTGGTTCTACTACTAAAACAGAACTAGACCCTACCGTTAAGCCATTTGTTCAGTACGGTCTTGAACAGGCTAAAGGTCTTTATCAGTCTAATACACCATCATATTATAGTGGTCAAACTTATGTAGCTCCATCTGCTCAAACGCAAGCTGCATTGCAAGCACAACAAACTCGTGCATTAGCAGGTAATCCATTATTAACACAAGCTCAACAACAACAATCAGATGTTATTGGTGGTAAATACTTACAAAACAATCCATACTTTAATCAAGCTCTTGCTGGTGCTTCACAAGGTGCAACTACAAGTTATATGGATGCTATTAAAGCTGCACAATCTGGTGCTTCACAAGCTGGTCGTTATGGTTCTGGTGTATCTGCTGACATTCAAAATCGTGCTGCTAATA